CTCGCGCTCTAACGTTAAAGAATGAGCGTATTCATCCGACAAAAGAGCTTGGCGGCTCTTGGAAGTGGTCCTCCCTCAAAGCGATCGCCCAATGATTACCGCCCAAAAGCCCACGGCTCCATCTGCAATACCATTAACCTGATCCGGTATGCGCTATCCTCCAAAAAGGTGTCAAAGCGCAGCCGACGCTTACAGGACAAAAGGGATTTGCCAGGTGTTGATTTCCGTAAGCTGATTGGTCACAAGCTCCGCAAGATCGAGGTCATACCCATGGCCTCGGGTCACACCCACCCGACTGCTGCAGCGTTGCGTACATCCGCTTCGCTCGCGTTGGAAGATGTCGTAAAAGGGTGTGGGTTCCAACCCTACCACGTGTCCATGGCCAACAGGGACCGTGAGGATGGGTGCAGGTACTACTACTTCGCGAAAGACTTGGACAAGCCATTTCGTGACGATCCAGTCAAAGCCAACCATGTGCTGCTGATGGTCGATGTCGACTACTATCTTGACATCAACCACTGGCTCCAATACGGCAACCCAATTCTGATTTACACGTTCGTCCCGCTCACTGCTGGCGGGGAGCTGCCTGATGGCAACTTCTCCATAAGCAATGACGAGGTAACGTACAACGTGTCCGGTGGGGCAACCTATCGCCATCAGATATGGGATTACCGAGGAGACACTGTCTCCGTCATAGACAAGAACAAAAACTTGCTTGTCTACGACATTGAACAACGTGTGCTGGCCAGTGATCCCACTCGCCGCATAGTTTGCTTTTTCCCAAAAGCGACTGTGCAATACCCGTATTACAAGTTCATGGATGTAGCCATGCCGATTCAACGGCGCCGCTACAACTTTGATAGCTTGCCATACGGGGAAGGTGAGGGACCCGCCAAGACAACGGCGGTAACAATGGTTCGTGACGACAAGGCGAAAACGATATCCGTAGCTAACGCTGGCTCTGCCGTAGCAGTGACGATTGGTGAAGGCCTTTCCACAGCCATCTCCGTTCGCCACCGCATAGCGAAAAAGCCAACGATTGCGGACGTCGAGAGACACTTGTCTGCAGCGAAAGTGGTTGATGCCCCGATCAGGGCTGCCATACTCTACCAACTCCTCGTCGATGACCGTACGCTAGGGACACCAGCTACGAGCATGCTTAATTGCCCCGCTCGTCAGTTCCAGGCTGTCGGGCCGTTGATAAACGAAGACGGGAAGATTGTTGGAAGAAGCGTGGCACCGAGTTTGGTAACCAATCCGAACGTGTTCCCTAGCAAGTCCTACAACAATGATGTAGCGAGCATTGCTGGAAGAGTGACTAAGATGCGAAATGATGCCAGACCACCTTTGGCATACAACGCCTTTGCTGTTGAATTTCTCGAGCTGATTGTGCCTGAATCGAAGGTCGCCACGGGCGTGCCTTTGTCGG